GGCTCACTGGGTACGCCTTGGTCTTTCATGAACTGCGTTAGAGGGTCTTTGTTATCCCCACGAACCGTTCTGATGTAGTAAGGTGAGTGCCGTGCGTGTATCCCAGAACTGCTGTCAACAAGTTGTGATACGGTTCCCGATGGTTTACAACAGGTTATAGCAGCCGACACTTCGATGCCTAACTTATCAGCCCATTCTTTGTTGGTATCAACAGCAACCTGTTTCAGGTCTTCTAACAATGCAGCAAGGTCACCCTCTTTGCCGTTCGTCAGAGTGTTATCCATAATACCTGTCAGCGACACGCCCAACAGACGTTCGTCTGCCGTGTTTTTAGCCCACACCTTTCGCAAGTACGGGAACTTTGTATAGGTGGATTGGACTGTCCCCAAAATGGTTGCCACACGGACTTTTCGTTTAATAGATTCCACAGTGTCAGTAGCACGTACAACGACCTCCGAAAGGTTACAGAATTGACCGCCAGTACCTGCAATAGGGTTGCCGTTTTTATCCGTTCTAGGTCCAGCTAAAAGTATCTCCGAACAAGGATTCGTACCCCATTCACGGTTAGGATCACGGCGACCATTTTTAGCGGCTTGCTTAGTAGCAGCCTCACGATTGAAGATGCCACGCTCACCAGAACCGCTTTCTGCTAGGGCAGTCCATTCACGCAAGAATGACATAGCGTCTGGCTTTTCCGTGTACGCCACAGAGTTGTTTGCTAGACCCATATGCGGTGCAGTCTCAAACCACTTACCGCTCTTAGCATGGCGCATACGATCATCTGACAGATTAGACAGGCTAATCATTGCAGAACGGCGCACACCACCCACAACCACTACTTCACCAATCTTGCACATGATGCTATGGCACTCATAGGAAGACAGCTTGTTGCCTACGGCCTTCTTGAAGATATCGACAGTAAAGTTGAACAGGTCAACCAACGGCGCTGGGCCACTGGCACGGCCACCGAAGGTCTTTAGACGGGCACCCGCTGGTCTTACACTGCTAACATCCCACTTAGGGATCTCGCCAGCGTACAGCATGCTGATCAGAAGACGATAGGCCTTTGCCCAGCCCTCTTTACTATCCTTAACTACAATAGTTGAGTCGCTTTGAAATAGTAGACCTGGAACCTCTGGTAGGTATTTGATGTACTGACGCTCACATGAGAATCCTACTCCGGTTCCGCATAGCAGGATGAACATAGCTTCATCGAATGCTTTAGGGTCATCAATGACTAGGTACGAACAGTTATACATACATGTGTTATCACGGTTGGCCGCTGTACCCGCAGTCATCATGGATCGCATGGAAGGCATCACTTCTAGGCCTGTGATGGCCTCAGAGATTTCATTCTGTATTGCGGTGTCTTCAATCACAGGAGCTACAATATTAGAAACGTAGCGGCCTACAGTTTCGCCCCACGTTTCACGCCGACCTTCTTCGTCTAGCCAACGGGCATAGCGACTTGTGTGGATGAAGGATTGGTAATCGGTTGGTAAATAGTTATTCATAATAGGTCTCCGTTATCTATTGTCGCCAGAGCCGCCGAGGACGCCCCGTGCCATTCGGCTGTTCAATTTATCAAGGTTGCGCTGGGCAATTTGCTCCATGCCAAATCCTAAGTCGGTGCAAAGCGAGGCCATGTACCAAAAGCAATCTCCCACCTCGTCAGCGATTGCTTCACGATGTTCTGGTAGGAACTGGCCGTTGTTGTCCCGCAGCACCTTCTTGATCTTGCCAGCGACTTCACCGGCTTCCGATAAAAGACCGAGGGCTGGGTAAATGATCACATCTGCATCGTTGTAGATGGCGGTCTTGGAGGCCTGTGTTTGGTAATCTTCAAAGTTCATATTCTTCTGCCTCAATAATTTTATTGATGTACCACTGGGCCTTTTTCAGATCCTCAATGGGGTTGTTTTTGTACTGGTGACGCCAGAGGTACTTCATGGCATTTCCTTGGCAGTACGATTTGAAACCGGCATGGCCGAGTGCTGCATAAATGGCTTCGATGCACTCAATGCCTGCTTGGTTGTAGTGTGGGGGGCTGTTCACATTATCTGGCATCAGTTCTTCCTGTTGAATGGAATGACTTTGCTCTCAGCGATGGCCTCTTCCAGTTCATCAGCAGGCTCGAAAACGATCCCATCTTCAGACTGTTCTATGAGCATGTTACCCAAGGTTACGAAGAAGTATGGGTTGTTCTGGATCATGTAGCCGATACCCTCCATCAGAGCCTCGTAATGGTCCGCTTCTTCATCATCCAAGTTGTCCCGCAGGTTGCTAAACGAACTCATCTTAAAGTTATCCTGGTCTACCGGAGTCAGAAATAAGCCGCATGCAAATGGATCTTGTTCTGTCATTTGTTTTTTCCAATCAGTTTGAAAAAGTGTTCTGCATCCATCAAAGCCAGGGGCTTTTGCCGATCTGCTTTGATGATTGCGATTGGTTCTGCTTTGGGTGGGCAATTGGCTTCAGCTTGCTCCATGAATTTGTATGCGCTGATCTTGTTCAGAGCCTTACATTCGACGGAGTAGGGGAAGAGCTTCCTAGCAGCGGGGGACAGTTGAACGTCTTCCCCGCCTTGGCCCATTCCAGTGGAACGGACATCGTCTGGTTCCAATTTAGGAAACAGTGCTAGAATTTTATCTCTTACCCATTGCTGATGACGCCGCCCCTTTGCCTTTGCAGACTGAGGTTTTATCGCCATGCTTAATCCTCAATGAACCAGTAACTGGGTGGTTCTTTGGCCTTAGACATCGGATGAGGCTTGTGTTCCGCTTCTGGATAACAATCTTTCGTGAAGTCACAGAAATTGCAGGCCATAGGCAAACGCTTGAGACCCGTAACTTTCCGATTGAACTTATCCGGGATAGGATCAAACTGACGTTCTAAAGGCGCACCACTGTTGACCTTCTCTACAGTACTTTTCATCTTAAATAGGTTGTAAGACTTCTCAGCATCAGAAACATCAGCCTCCACCACAAGCATGGCACCTGTCGATTTGTTCACAACAATCCAACCACCCAATTCCTTATCTTGGGCTTGGGCGTAACCGGTTAACTGACCGATGTAGCCGAAGGGATCATCTTCCTTTAGAGCCTCGTAGCCGTGAGACCATTTCTTGTCGAAAGCGAAAGGGCTGCAGGACTTAACGTCATAGATCTTGTGATCTATTTCGATATCGTCTTCGCCTTTAATGGTGACACCGTCAAAGTCCATTTCAACTAGGTTCTTGCCGCCAGTAATATTGACCTGTGCGACCTTCAGAAGGATATTTGTAATGCACTCAACCGCATCACCGATCATCATCTGAACCTTGAAGTTCTTGGACTTTCGTTTCTGTTTAGAACCCATTGCGCCGTGTTGAAGCTGGCATAATGGCTTTCCGATGTTTGACATCCGCAGACGAAATTTTCTGTCTTGCGGCGTAAGCTGCTTGCGAAGAGCCGCCTTAAACTCTTCGCCCGCCTCTTCTATCCAACTGTCTTCAATGGTTAAGCCATCAAATTCATCGTTGGATAGTTTGTCATTCAATGCATCCAGCGTGGACTGCATCATTAGGCTACATCTACGAAGTCAGCGTCTAAGCTGTCATCGATACGCAGTGCGTTCATTGCCTTGTTATCAAGAGAACCTTCTTTGATGGCCGTGAAGTATTTGGCATCAATATCCTGGTTCTCTTTTTTAATAGTTTGGGCAAAGGTAGACATAGTATCAAAGACCTGTTGGGTCATATCCAGCTTCTTGGAAAGATCAACTTTGTAAGTAGGTGTGTACCAAACCACAGAGCCGTTTTCGTTGTAGTCGGCACCCATTTCAGTCTCGTACTCATAGATGTTTGAACCTCTAGGTAGGTTCTTCATGAAGCCGTTCCAAAATCCACCAAACGTGCTGTTCTTGTGGAACATGATGCAAGGCTGGTTCTCAATAGAAACCTTCTTACCATCGGCTGTGACGCCATCGTAGCTGACAAGGCCACGGGTCACACGATGCTTCATAGCCTTGTAGACCTTGGCATCCGTGTACTCCATTTCCTGTAGCGTGTCCCAAGAGGGGTAGCCACAGGCGATACCACCTTTGATGTCACGGGCTTCATCACGGGGGCTTGGGATGGCGATAGACTTATTCACCAGTGTACGCTTCCCGTCAATTTCGTCCCAGTGGAAATACTGGATGTGCGTAGCTAGTGGGCGAAAGGTTACAGTCTCAGCGTATACCTTCTGATCCATGTTGGTCAGAAAGTAGGAACCTTCTGGGATAGCTTGCTTAGTATCCTTGTCACGACTGCGTGAGTTAATCCGCAATTCGGGGACACGAACAATCGCATCACCACCGCCTGTTACCTGTGTGCCTAGCAGTTCGTTCATTGCCTGTAGGTCATTTTGATTTACATTTGTAAGATCATTCATCTCGATTCGATCCTCTATTAGATGGACTTACAGTATGGCATTACTAAGTGGCAGTAGTCAATCATATTCATCCTGGTCTAGCCAATTTTTGCCACGGGATGTTTCGATCTTTAAAGGTAGGATAAATTCATAATCCCATAGCTGTTTAGCCTCTTCTGTGACCTTTTCCATAGCCCACTGCAGAACCTCTTTGACCAGATCTTCTTCATCTGGATGGGTATCTACCACAATGGAATCATGCACAGTCAGAACTAGCTTAGATCTCAGGTTAAGTTCTTTGAACTTGCGGAAGGCACGGATGCAACTA